CTCAATAGTTTATCTTGAATCCAGTCGCCAATTGCTAGTCTTATATTCTGGATAAAGTCGAAGAATTTGGCAAACATTTCAGCGAAAGAGAAGCTGTCGAGTTTCTCAGATAACCCTTCAAACCCTAGCTTCCCAGCAATCCATGAAACCAAATCTTTGAGTAGATCGAGGGGAACAGCAACTAGTCCAGTGATGACTCCTTCAAACGCACCCGTGATACCACCGAGAATACCTTCCTCGGAGAATCCTTCCATAAACCCTTTGACTGCATCAATGACGCCCATGATGACTGTCACTGGTAGAAATAGTTTACCAAGAAGCCTACCAGCTGACCCTGCGAATTTAGCTACAGGTTTGAACCCTTCCGAAATTGCCTTTCCTATACTGGCGAACTTGCCGCCCTGCCCAAACACTCCTTTTATGGAGGTTCCGATGTCTTTAAGTCTTTGTATTCCTCTGCTGACCGAATCGCTGATAGGGGTCAAAACTTTACCGAACTTTTCAAAAGCGAATGCTTTAAACTGACCACCCAGCCCTTTGACCCAGTTACCAAATTTTTTGAATGGTGCAAACAATTTCCCTTTTGTGAGGTTGTCTAATATTTTAAACTCAGTTTTAAGTTGACCAAAAAATGCAGCTAATGTTATTATAGGGGCAGCAATTAATGCAGCTAGACCCCCAAGACCCATACCGCCCTTTTTCCCCAAGTCCTTTAATCCTTTAAGTAGATTGTCCCCTAAATCTTTAATACCACCAGCTAATGAACCTAATAGGGTAGTCTGTTCTTCATCACGTCTGGCTTGTTCTCTGCGGGTTTCTATTTCTTGCAGTTGCCCGCCTTCCATGGAACCCACAATACCATCAACAATTGATCTTGCTGATTGGAATCTTCCATTTTCATCACGATCAGCCATTCTAGCTTGAAGCTCTCCTTGCTGATTGAAAAATGTATTCGTATTCAGCCCATATTCTTCAAGAGAGGTTTTGAGTTGATCAGCTGCAGCCTGTTGCGAATCTTTTAATTCTTTTTGGGCTTTTAATAACTGGAGTTCATCACGTGTAAGACCAGCAGCTTTTGCTATTCGCTCTTCTTCTTTCTTCCTAGCCAAGTTCTGACCAATAAATGATTTATCAAACCCATCCTTTAATTTTGCGAATGGGTTTAATTTGCTTACCTGTGCCTTTGCGAACTTATTTAAAGAATCAGCAGTTCTGCTAAAAACCTTGTTGCTTGCAGTAAATGCTCTCATAGCATTCTGTAACTCTGCTTGATTTTTATCTACTCTATTAATAGCTTCAGCATTAGCTTGCATTACTTCAGGTAAATTATTGGCCATCAGTTATTCCTATTTCTTTTTATTTTGAAAACCAAAGAAAGCAGCAACGATACCAGCAACAGATACAAAGTATGTTGGTGCCATATCGCCTAATGTTTCTTGGGCTTGATCTAATCCAATTAATGATGCAATAACAACAGCAAACGGATATAGTAACAACCCACCAAGAGCAAACCAAGTCATGTTACGCTGTGCGTCACGCATAGCATCAGCGTCTTCGAGTTCTTTCCGTTTAAATTCTAAATACAACGCCTCTTCAGCACTACTCACATTACCATCACCATTTGTGTCGGCTGGGTGGAATGCTTGCTTTTCTGTTTCTTCTGTCATTTCATATCCTTACTTTTGTTGTTTAGCCATTTCTTCTTGTTCTTCTAGATAGTTCTGTAGAAGAGTGACATATATATCTCGCTCAAATGGAATCATATCATCCAGCTCAGATAAGCTGTAGTTATGGTGTTGCATTAGAGCGAAGTTCAGCTGGTACATATTCGCCAATGAGTCATGTACCATGCTTATGTAAAAAAAGCTGCGAGACCCTCCAGGAGTAACTCATCTTCTTCACCGCATTCTGGGCATTTCCAGGTGACCTTATGCTGCAACTTCGGTGACTCATTAAAGAACGCAGTAATCTTAGAAAACTGCTCAGAGCTCAACTGCTCTAACCACTTCTCCATTTCTTTAACAGTAAAATCTCCATAAACATTCTCGTCATCATAAACAAACTCAATACAATTAGATATCATCTTGAATAAATCTGACGTTGACTCAGTATCAATCTGTTTTATATCATTCATACCAGCGAATCTGACTTTGACGCCAATATTATCATCTATCTGTATTTTACCGTCAGATATATCCCCGACAACTTCAATCGCATCGATGTTTATATCAACTTCAGTTCTATGAGTACATGGGTTGTCAGGGTTAGAGTGCCCAACCTTTAACTCTATCACTTCCCCGACAGACTTTCCTCGTAACTTTAAGAAAAGGTACTCGACATCGAATGTTGCTAACTTGCTAATATCAATGTCACTTATAATACAATTGCCAAGTATCTTTACTATGGCGTTTGTAATTTCATCCTGATCATTACCTTCGAGAGCCATTAGAAGAATCTTTTCCTCTTTGACTAAGAAAGGTCTATATTTTATTTCTTCACCTGTCGACGGCACTGCCGTGATAAACTCAGGTGCAGATAATGTTGGTAAAGCCATTATATTCTCCAGTTATATAAAATAATTTAAAATTGTAACGCACTTCTAATCGAGGCAACTCTGTTATTTAAGTTACCTACAGATGCGTTAATTTGTCCGCCAAGTCCACTTGCCCCAACTATACTTCCGAGGCTTGGTATGTTTAAACTTCCACTTATTCCACCAGTTCCAAGTCTGACCGAAAACCCAAACCCCTTTTCGGGCTGGTCTTGTTTAGTATATAGACACTTATAATTTTTGTAAGCAAACGTAACACCCAATTTAGCAGCACCATCCTCAGCCCAATTCATTGTAACTGGGTTTATGATCAACGGGTATGCTTCATTTAGTGTATGTATTGAATGTAATTTTCCATGCGAGCCATATTGGCGTATCTCTACGGTTCCAGCATAGTCGTCAAAGTATTTTGTATTGAAGTTTGCTTGTCCGTTATTTGAGCTAAATGCTCCAGTACCAACCATTTTATCTTGCCAGATTTCAAAGTATTCCTTTTCTCTCATATCCTGACTCATGATAAATTGAACAGTAACATCTCCATATATTTGACCATAAGCCACTTTGTTAACTGGACCATAGTTCTGGAACTTATGCTCAACAGAGGCTACGCTTCTTCCTGGGATGTCAGCGCTTTCTGCACGGTAAGTAAGTTCACGCTCAGTTCCCACGTCACCCCCACCCTGAATGAATACTTCAAAGTGTGATGTCTTGGCAAAACCAGTTTTGTTTAGCGATGCCACCATGTCATTGACGTTAAATCCCATTAGATCATTTTCCTACTGTCTGACCAGACTTTAGTTTTCTTGGCTTTTTGGAACCTTTCCGTTGGTAGGAATAACGCAGTATCCCACTCGGTAGAATTAATCTCAATAAACTTTGATCTGACCTGAGTGCTGAGATAATGCTTAAAGGTTGGTTTAAAAAACTTATATTTGCTAGCACTATTTAGTACATCGTATGACACTTTTAACTTTGTAGACTCATCATATTTCGTATTATTTGTGATATCATACAACGAATCCATTAATCTGGCTCTAAGTTGAGGCGGAAGGTAATGTAAGTTAATTCCATAAAACCCACCAGGAGCTGGACCAACCATAAAGATCAAAGGGAATCTATCATAGTATGGTAATGTTTTAGCATTTTTTGGTTCATAGTTGAAGTGATACATCCTTCCGATAAGCACTCTAGCTTTGCGCTTGTCAGAAGCAGTACTCTTGATAATGTTGGCTGGGTAAACAGCAGCACTTGTCTGCTGACGTGCCTTCTGCCTAAACCAATCCCTCGCAGCTTGAGTGCGGTTTGGTACCTGTCCTTTACGAACACCAGCTGCGAGTATATCATCAAATATAGTAGCGATAGCAATTGCCTCTTGTTATGTACTATTTATTCTTTTTGTACAGCTCTTTTTCGGTGAGTATTTGAAATTTCCAACCACGGTCTTTGCAATAATTTAATGCAGCTTCCCATTTGGCTTGGTTAACACCCCAAGTCTTCACTTCATTTAGATACCTTTTAGTCAACCGCTTCTGCGCCTTTGGGGCATGGGTCTGGGCATAAGGTTTGACTTCAATCATAATTGTCTCTTTGTTCTTAGTTCGGATAACAAAGTCAACAAAGTAGCGATGCTTCTTACCATCGATCGGGGAGCGATATCCTATCGGAAACGGTTCTGATGCCCACCAAAGTATATCTGGATTCTTATCAAGGTAGGTCATCACATTTCTCTCCCAACTCGAACGATAGATAATATCCGAGGGATCTCCCTTATACTTCTCAGGAAACTTACATTGATATTTACCTTTATAAAATTGAGCCACACTTATCTCCATGCCACCTGCCGAAATTACTAGCATCAACATATTTATCACAATGCTGACACCTTCGCTTCACCCTGTTCTTCGCGCCAGCTGACATTGCTGCCCTGTCTTTTGCTGAGCGTTTCTTTCCCAGTTTAGCTTGGCGAACCTTTTCCTTAGCTTCTTCCGTTTGTTGTTTACCATACATTCCGTTCCGTTCACCCATGCTAGATACAGACATCTTCTTCTTTGATTCTTCTGTGTGTTGTTTTCCTACATGGGCTATGCTAATTTTCCTTTTCGTTTCTTCAGAATGTTTCCAATCTTTGCGCTTCTTTGCCTTTTCTGATATAGTTTTTTTGGATTCTTCAGTGTGCTTATATCCATAAAAGGAATTTAGGGATCCCCTTTGGCTTATGGTGGGTGCGTGGTTTTTGAAATAGTTGTCTAGGTTCTGATCAGATAATTCTTCTATCTGTAGAGGTTCTATCGAAAGTGCTTCGCCAATATTGGTTACAAATTCGTAAGTATAAATACTCATGCTGATACTCCTGGTTAGTATTAGAGTGTATGGAGGCTGTAACCTCGCGATACACCCTTATTTATAATAATCAAGACTTTGAGCGATAAATAATATCTGATGAGTCTCCTTTATATTTCTCAGGAAACTTACATTGATATTTACCTTTATAAAATTGAGCCATAGGTTGCTTATAAATAGAAACGTCAACGCATATTTATAC